AATTCTTGTTTTTTATTTAAAACAAATTCTTTGTCTTGAGCTTGTTCTTGCTGTATAGTATTGTTGACAATATTTCTTATAGTTTCAGCATATTGTGCTTTGTCACCAATTAAATCATTAAACTCTTTAACTTTGCCAGTTAATATTGCAGCATACAAATCTGTTCTTTCAAGATTATTATCCTTTAACCATTTTTCTGATGTTATAGTATTTGTTATATAAAACTCAGTTTCTTGTTTTGTTAAGGTATCAATTCTAGTATTTAATGTTTTTTTCTTTTCAGTTTGATCACCATAACTAATATCAATACTATCTTTTAAAAGATTTCGAAAATTTTGTATTTCATTAATTTTTTCCGAAATAGTTAAAGCAGAATTATTAAGAGTAGAAGATAAATAACTAGGCAAACTATCAATTCCTTTATTAAAATTGCTATCTAGACTTACATTTCGTGCAGATTTTTGTTGTTTAAATAATTCATCTCTAAAATTTTTATGATGACCACTAATTAATGTATTAAGTTTCATTGCAGAATTTCTATCAAAACTTATAAGAGCTTTTGCATATCCATACAGAGCATTTGTTTCAACACTTAACTCACTAATATTAGTAATTTCACCATTAATAATTTTTTCTTTAATTGTAGCAGCATCTGCATTTACATTATTTTGAAGCTCACTATATGCTTGATCTGCTATTAATTGATTAGTTTGATCTTTCTTTTTTTTCTGTGCAGTAGCTACACCAGTTACAGCTTGTGTTATTTTATCTAACGCAAAATTAAGAGCTTCACTCTGTCTACGACTCGCAGCAATAGTTGGTCGTAAATCAACAGGCACACTTGTATTAGAAAGTAAATCTCTTGCTGGTTTTATTAAAGGAAGTTCTGCCATATTATTAACCTATGTTTGTGATCCATAATATGCAGCTTCACCAAGATAACCAACTGCTTGTAAATTACCAGCTCGTCTTGTTTGCTCTGCTGTAGCTAATGCTTGACCAGCTTGGAATCCAGCACTTCCTTCTAATGTAGATGCTTGTCTAATAAGAGTTTGATATGCTTGACCAGCTTCAGTTGCATTTTGAACAGTTATATTTAGAGCTGTACCAGAAAACGCATCTACCCCACCAGCTGCTGCTCTTGCAAATGCTGCTGCATTAAATCGTCTTTGCTCATCTATAACATCAAGAGCTTGTTCTTCTTTATCTAATGCTGCTTGTTGAGTTTTTATCTTATCAAACTGACCTTGCAACTCAATCATTTTAGCTTCTGTTTTAGCTTGTTTTCTAGCTGCTATTGCTTGAAAAATTTTTAAACCAACTGCGACTGCTTCCATATTATGTTCCTTGATGTGTTGCTACTTTATACTCCATACCAAGAAGTGTTAGCTTCAATGGTACATCCTGTTCAATGGTTATTTTACCTTCATCAGTATAACCAAGTATTCCATGTAGAGTTTTAGTGCCTGTAAATGCTGGTACTGCTTCATCTAATATATCTGATCCTAAAGCTCTAAAAGGAATATTTGTTCCATTAATCTTCATATGTTGTGAGTTTAACACCAAAGCATTAACCTCTACTATTCTTTTCTTAAATCCTAATCGTGTTCCTACTGCTAGTCTTAACTCTACTGGCATAGTAACTGCCTTAGTTGTAAATGGTAACCCAACTTGAAATGATGATGTCGATGCTCTAGCAAATGTAACTGTGTTACTTGATACAGCTTGTTGCGTTTGAACTGCACCATCTAAGATAATATCTACTGTAGCTGTATCTAAATGTGCTACAGTTGCAGATGAACCTGTTGTGCCAGTTACTGCACTATCAACTAACATATCATCATCAAAATACTCTAAAAAGTAATAATCAGTAGAATCAATCGTTCTTTTAACTACAGTATATATTGTTGTTATATCAACTCCAACATCTAAGTAACTACCATCTGTATTCCATTCTGATGGTGCTATTACATTCTGTGATCGAAGCAATGAATAGACTGCCATTGTTCCATCATCTGCATTTGTAATAAGTAACAAATCATTCTCATCTGTAGCAACTGATTTTCTTAATGCTATATTTGTAGGGTTTTTAAGTAAATGTCCATTAAGTAAACTAACTTTTGTAGTTATATATGATAACGATGTATCAGTAAAAGCAAACTCACTTAATGATTTACCTTGTCTTTGTAAAAACAAAGTTCCTGTTTCTAACTGTTGCACTCGTACATTTTCTTTTGCACCATTACGAGTTGCAGTTCTTATAAAAAAGTTCAATGGAGTGATAGGATCAAGACCTTGTTGTGGTACATAGAACTCACCACCAGTAGTAAAGATTTGTAAATCACGACCACTTGTAATATCAACAATACTGTTAAAAGTAGATGTATCAAGAGTAGCTTCTAGTGCATCATCATCTAATCCTTCTTCTGGATCAAAGTCAAAGAACAATCCTACCTTACTACCAAAGACTGTAGATGGTCGTGACTTAACACCACCAAAAAATAATCTACCTTCATGAAATGTTACTGTCCTAGGATATCCTCTTGTGGCACTCCATACAGCTTCGTATCCAGTTTCTAACTCCCAACTTCCACTAGCTATAGCACTTGTATCAAAAAATGGAAACTCTGTTACGACTTTTACAACAGTTGAACTTACTCGTTGCACAATTTTTGCTCTACCTTGTGGTGAAGCATTAATATACTGACCAACATGAGATGCACTAAATACACCACTACTTGCTGTTATCTGTACATTGCCTGATACTTTGTTAGGAGTAATTGTTCCAGTTGGATTGCTTGATGCTGGTACATAATCATATTTTGGTATCGAATCAAATGTAATAGCAGATGCTGTCCAGTTGCTATCTCCAGCACCTCTTACTATCTTTATAGGTGCTAAATCTTCTTGTACTACTATTAATGTATCAGCACTTTGTACCCAACACATTTTCTCAACAATAGTACCAGTTAATCCTAATGAGCTAGTATCTAAATAATCATTACCACTACCATTAATATCTGTAATAACTTGTTTGTTTTTGACTACAATCATTCTATTGTGAGTGAATACTAACATATAAGAATCACTTGTAGAAAACTCAAATGATACTAATCTACTACCATTAGCTACAGAGTCTGAACCTGTATTAGGTAGCGATGCTAAATACTTTGAACCAGGTCTACGATGAATACCACCTTGTGGTTGTACCACAAAGTTATTACATTCTTCTAGTGCATTGGTGTATGCTTGTAAATCTACTCTTGCACGAAGAAGTGGATCAAGCTCACCTGTAGAAAAGTTTGTTTGTAAACTTACAAATCTTGCCATTAATTACGAACCTCAATTAGCGAGTAATCATCAATATAGTTATTAGGTTGTGTTTGTCCATCAATACTAATAGCTGTTCTAAAGTAGCCACCTCTACCATACTCACCTGGTGTTCCTACAGCTACTGACTGCCAGTATGCAGCTTTATCAGTTTGATCTGTAATAGGCAGGGATAAATGCCATGCCATGTAATATTTTAAAAACTGTACAAAGTAAGTAGGCATTTCAAATGGTTCAACATCATATTGATAGTCAACATAGACAGTTGTTTCATTTGTCAACAACTTGTCTTGTAAAATTCTATAAGCATTAATTGGTCTTTGCCCAGCTGTGTTTGATATAAACACTTGCCTTGGTGGACCAATGCGATCACTTGGTAATTGATATTCGTATGTATATTCTGTCGTAGGAGTAGTAGCTAGTCTTGCAACTTGAACTTTCTTAAAGCTAAATGTCCAAGGATATTGCATAAGAGATTGTTTCTTTATATCTTCAAACAATGAAGCACAAATATTTGCTGAATCAGTTCCTTCTGTAAATGAGCTGATTGATTTTGCACCAATCATTAATAATGCGTCTGAACAAATTCCTAGTGCTGTATCTCCACTTGCCATACTTTCCCTTTATAAAGACAAAAGGGTAGCCATAAGACTACCCTTAGGTTTGATTAATAGATGAAAATTAATCTGAGTCAGTTGCTGTAATTGTAAGACCATCTGTCACATCAACGACACCTGAAGCATTACTTGCAACATATACCCAGCTCAATGCTTGAGTGCCACCAGTTGAAGTTCTGCATAAAATTACATCACCAACTTCTAATGTATCAGAAAGATCATTGAAGTAGCCAGATGTGTTTACATCAGCAATAGCATCTGCTGTACTGTAACCATATAAGGATACTGCATTTCCACTCTTTGATGCACCATAAGTAGTGAATCCTGTTTTGTCAAAAGCCATTCTCTATCTCCTTATTCTCTAGCTGTTAATTTAACAATACCTTCGTCATCGATAGCTATTGAACCAGCAGAGAAAACAGAGTTGACTAAGAAAGAAGTTTTCTCAGCAACATAGTTAATCTCAGTTCTAGCTGCAATACCTTCGCCATAACCGACTGCATCTTTATGGAAAGCATAAAGAGTTCTGTCGCTTGAACCATCGATAGGTAATCCACCTTCTGATCTATCTCCAAGTACATGGAAAGTAAATCCTAAGAATGTGTTAATCTCACCAGCAACTAATGCACGAACTGTATTAAAGTCTGCACTTGTTACACTTGTTTCAGATAGTAAAGAAGCTAAAGAATTAGCATGAATAATCATGTGTCTATCTGTTGGTGGAACATTGTTTGTATCCAACAACTTCTTAGCTTCTCTTAGCTTGGCTACATTCATATTAGTATCTGTACCACCAATATCATTAGATACAGTTAATGATGTAGATGAACCATTGAGTGCATCTAAGATTAACTGGTCTTGTCTTCTACCAATTGCATTAGATACAACTTGAACTAGCTCTTGTCTTTCATCAAAATTAACTTTAGCTTGATTAAAGATGTCAGAATACTCTGCTGCATTGTAGTC